GCCCTCGACACCGCCTGCTCCTTCACCTCGGTCTTGCGGCGAGTCACCAGCTTGTCCAGGTCCAGGCGCACGGCGCGGGCCTCGGCGCTGATGTCGTCGATGGCCTTGAACAGCGCGTCGATGCTGGCGGTCTGCGACAGCGCATGCTCCTTCGCGGCCTTCAGGCGCGACTCGACATCGCTGCACCACTTCACCGCCTTCTCGGCATCGGCGAAGTCCTGGTCGGTGTTGAGCGTGCGGTTCACGCTGCGGATCAGCCCCAGCGCCTGCGCCTTGAACTCGGCGAGGTTCGACTCGGTGACCTGGCCGGTGACCTGGATCAGCAGCGCGGGCAGGGTCTCTGGCGCCTTGCCGACCGGCGCCGGCTCGGCGGCCTCGGGCGGCACGTAGGCGGCCAGGTCGCGCTCGAACTGCGCCCAGCCGGCCAGGATCTGGCCGCGCAGCTCATCGTCGGGCAGATACCAGACGCTGCGCTGCTCGACCAGCTCGCCGGCTGCGTCCCATTCGGTGGCCAGGAACAGCGCGCGGCTGGCGCCGCTGACGTGGAGCTGCTGCTCCATCTGGACGCGGTGGTAGATCGGCAGCAGCCGGCCGGGCGCCTCATCGCCGCCGCCGACCAGGCGGTCGATGGCATCGAAGGCGGCGCGGATGTCTGCGTTCAGCGCCTTGTGCTCCCAGGCTGTCGATTCGTCGAGCGTCAGCCCGTCGAAGCTGGCCGACAGCCGGCCTTCGCTGCCCGTCACCGGGAACAGGTCTTCGCCGACGATCTGCTCGGCGATCGGCCGGGCCAGCGCCTCGGCCCGGTGCCCGTTGTCGAATCGCTTCTGCGTGCCAACGTCGACCTCGGGCGCCACGCCGGTGTGCATCTCGCGCAGCAGCTGCGCTCGCGTCTTGTACGGGCTGCAGCCCATCATGGCCGGCGCGTCGCTGGCGTTGAAGTGCTGGGCGCGGTAGGCCAGCCATTCCGGGCTGCCTTGGGTCAGGTTGTGGATCTTCACTTCGCGCCCTCCTCGGCGGCGTCATAGGCGGCGGTCCATTCGTCGCCACCGGTGGTTTCAGGGGCGGCCGGCGGCGGCGCGGCCTCGGCCTTCTTCAGGCTCAGGATCTGCGCCTTCTGCTCCTCGCTGAAGGTCGCCTTCGTGCTGAGCGTGGCCAGCAGATCGGGCGCGGTCTTCTTGCCCTCGGCGACGAGCTTCTGCCAGGCCGGCAAGTTCTTCTCGAAGGCCTCGGCCGAGTAGGGCGGCAGCTCGGGGCGGCCGGCGGGCGGCGTCGCCTGGCGCTGCGCCGGGATGTCCACCGGGTCGCCGTCCAGCAGCTCGTCGACGGTGTAGACGCCGAGGATCGCGCCAGGGCAGAAGGCCCGCGCCCAGTTCTTCACCTGCAGATAGCCGAGCTGCTGCCGCGGGTTTGTCTTCCACAGCGGGCTGTTCTTGGTGGTCACCGCCGCGACCGAAAGCCACTCGCCCCAGCGGACTTCAGTCTCGCCGCGCAGCACGCAACCGACGCGGCATTCCAGCGCCTGGCCGTCGCCACGGTACTCGTAGAACGGCGCGTTGCGGATGGCGCCGCTGTTCTGCAGGACCGCGTTGACGAGCTGCGCCTCGTAGCCGAGGCGCCCGCTGACGATGTGCGTCTTCTGGGCCACCGCGAAGGGGTCCATGTTCCACAGCATCGCCTGCATGGCGATGGCCATGCAGTCGCCGATGTTGCCGCGCAGGTACTCGGGCACGGTCATCCGGCCCTCGGCCATGCGCTTGGCGATGCGCTCGATGCGGTCGAGGTTGTCGCCCTGCATCAGGTCTTGCGGGCGGAATGGCTGCTGCAGCAGGCGGTCAAGATCCGAGCCGACGGCGGTCGCGGCGGCCTGCGCCAGCGGCGCGTGTTGCATGGGTGCGTTCATTGCTGAGGGTTCCTCGGTTGCGGACGGTCAAGCAGCCAGCCGCGGCGCGTCGATCGCACGACGGCGACGGCGCGCAGCCAGCGCAGCTGCATGTCGGGTGAGTCGGGCCACAGCCTGGCCGCGCGCATGACGAGCGGGTCGGCGTGGTGCTTCTGCGCGACGATGCGCAGGTGGTCGGCCGGGCGCGTCACAGCATCCCCGCGGCGATGGCCAGCACGGTGACGACGAGGCCGCCGAAGATCACGCGGTCCTCCCAGTCGACGCGCGGGCGCTGGTCGTGGTGGTCACGGCGCACGGCTGTCCTCCGCGTCGTCGGTGGCGCCCATCATGTCGGCCATGCTGCCGATGAGCAGGGCTGCGCCGAGGCTGACGATGCCGAGGCCCAGCAGGCCCAGCAGGATGGTGGTGATGCTCATGCTCCGGTCCTCCAGAACTCGCGGTCGTCGTCGGGCTCGAAGTCCGGCTCGCACGCCGGCTCGAACTCCTCGTCGTCCTCGTCATCGTCATCGTCCGGGTTGCGGTGCACGAACCGTCCGGACTTGTGGTCCCACACGCGGACCACCCTGTAGCCCTGCGCCGGCCCGCAGCTCGGGCAGTCGCAGGCGCCGCACATGCAAGGGCCGCGGCTCACGACAACACCACCTTGCCGTCGTCGTTGGCCAGCAGCACCAGGGTGCCGAAATCGTCGACCACGGCCGTGGCCTGCAGCACCGGGTACCGGCAGCCGAAGGCGACGTGCGACAGGTCCAGCAGCACTCGCCACGTGCCGCGCTCGCGCTGCATGCTGGCCGAGCACATGGCCGACCAGTAGGTGCCGTCGGGGTGGAAGGAGTGGCGGATGCCGGTCATGCCGGCATCTCCGCGTAGGCCAGCTCGAGCGCATCGCAGATCGAGTCGCGCAGCGTGGCGCGCGCCGGCTGCCAGCGGCCGAGGATCTGCACCTGCACCACGCGGCCGTCGGCCACGCTGCACGGCCAGGTGATGCCCCACAGGGGGATGCCGACGACGGTGGCCGGGTCGGGGCGCTCAAACGCGCAGGCCACGGCCCGGAACTCGCCGAAGCTCGAATCGCGGACTTCTGCGCAGGGGATCTCGGGCATCTTCGTCTCCCGCCGCTCTGTGCGGCATGGGACGAAGTATTAATGCGCCAATATTGGCTGTCAATAGGCCGGCCAATAAAAAATCACACGCCGTTGCGAAGGCGTGTCGCGCCTGGCGGCGCTACCGCGGCGGGTTCGGCTCTCGGTCGGGCTTGAGGACGCGGGCGGCAGAGTGCGCCGCGTCGATCACCATCTGGCGGCCGGCTTCGGGCAGCGACCGCCACAGGTAGACCAGCTCGTGCTCCTGCATGGCGGACTCGATGCTGTCGGGATCGCCACCGCCCGCGATGATGAAATCAGGCGTGGTCTTCAGCGCCTTGCAGAGCCCGGCCAGTGTCTCCCCGGCCGGGACTTCGGTCTTGTCGTTTTCGATCAAGCTCAGGCTCCCTTGCGTGATGCCCGCCATCTCGGCAAGGACAGCCTGCTTCAGGCCGCGCTTCAACCGCAAGGCGCGCACTCGGGAACCTATGGTAGCCATGCGCGGGATTGCACCGCGCGTCCGTGGGGTCGTGTTGTGCTTCGGATTGGCCGGCCTATTGACTTGCCCGGATTGGCCGGCCAATAATGCGGCCATGACCAAAGACGAAGCCATCAAGGCCCTCGGCGGGACTCAGGCCGCGATGGCCGAGAAGCTGGGGATGACGCAGGGCAGCGTCTCTCTGTGGGGCGAGTATCCGCCCGCCTTCCGGCAGATCCAGATCGAGCGACTCACCGGCGGCCAGCTCAAGGCCGAGCCGTGGGCTTGGCAAGGCAAGGCGCCGAAAGAGGCCGCCGCATGAGTGCAACCCCGCAGGGCATCGACGCCGCGCCCACTCCCCGCGGCGCCTGCGGTTCGCCCGCCGGCTCCGATGGGGTCGGCGGGCTTCTTTGTCGGCGGTAGCTGCAAGCGGTCTGCCGACCCCGCCAAGCGTCGGCGCAACGAAGGAGCGACATGGAAACGATGATTCAACCGAAGGTCACCGGCTACCGGCAACTTTCCGAGGCCGAAGTGGTGCTGATGAACGAGGGCAAGGCGCTGGCCGAGCAGTGCGGCGCCTACATCGCCAAGCTGCGCCAGTACACCGGACCGCAGACAAGCAACGACGACCAGACCAAGCTGAGTCTGGATCAACGGTGGATCAGCATCGGCGCCACCCAGTTGCAACAAGGCTTCATGGCCGTGATTCGCGGCATCGCGCAGCCGACGACGTTCTGAGGCAGCCATGACAACCTGGGCCGACGAATACCAGACGCTGCTGGACGACTGCGAGGCTCGCGAAGAGCGGCTCACCGATTGGGAGCGTGGATTCGTCGACTCACTGAGCAAGCAGCTCGCGCAAGGCCGCCGACCATCTCCGAAGCAGATCGAGACGTTGGACTCGATCTGGGAGAAGGCGACGGCGCGCGGCTGAGGTGCCATGGCGACTGACATGAGCCGCACTCTGCACCCCCGCGAATCGGGGGGCATCCACAGGGCGGAAGTGGGGGTTTCGACAGCATGAGCGGAAACACAGCATTCGACGACCGCATCGTCGTCTGGGCAGTTCGCTACTGCCTCGGCCGCATGACCTACGTCAGCGGCGAGTGCGCGACGTGGCTGGTGAGGCATTGGCCGCAGCTCGCGGAAGAGACGCAGCAGGCCATCCGGCGCGACATTGACGACGCATTCACGGCCGACGACAAGGCCCGCGCGTGCGGCGCGCAGATCAAGCCCCTGGGATGGGACTGCGACCGCGACGAGTGGGAGCGCGTGCGGGCGCTGTGGAGGTCTGTATGAGCTTCCGCATCCTGGTCATCAGCTGCTCCACCGGGCGCAGCTACAGGACGATCCAGCGCCTGCCGGGCGCCGACCTCAACACGGCCTCGCGTGAGCTGATCGCGCGCAGCCGCGAGCGCGTCGCCCCTGTTGTGCTGCGCGACGGCTCTACCGGGCACCGGATGTCCGTCGGCGAGGCCATGGACCACCACGGCCTGAGCTTCATCGACCGCTGGCAGCCGCAGCAGTGGCTGGAGAGGACCGCGAGGGCTGCTGCATGAGCGGGACCACAGCGACCGCCGGCGACCGCCTCACCGGCGCCGCCATCGCCTGCGAGCTGTTCAAGGTGCTGCGC